AAGAAGCAAGTCAAAGTCCTTAAGCTAAAGAACACAATCCTGACAATCGGAGTAGGGGGTCTAGCCCTTACTACAGCTTATTTTGCTATTTTTTAATAAAAGTATTGACTATATAAAGATTCCTATTACATTTGCATAAAACCAAACGTAATATGAACTTTAATCCTACAAGAGATTGGGTTGTACTCCCGATTCCACACAAGAAAGTAACAGACAGCGGAATCCTTCTATCAGATGAAGCCGCTAGCTCACTTAAGTCTAACATTCTAGAAGCCCTTAAAGTAGGACCTGAATGCAAACAGGTTAAAGAGGGAGATATGGTATACGTACACCCGCACACGGAAGGCGTAATTATCGATGTTGAGGGAACTCAGTATGTAATGGTAAACGAATTCATGCTTCTTGGGGTAATTAACAAATAAAAATGGTAGGGACAGTAACAATATCCCTAGCTGACTTTGAAGCCCTTCGTAAACAAGCAGACTCAGGGAGTAAGGTAACGGATGAGATCGTAAAAGCCGCCAAGGAATTGGAGGTGTTTCTCTCTTTTCTAATAACCAGAGAGAATATAGACGATCATGTTGAGGAGTTTAACAGTTACTCTAAAAGATGCAAGATTAAGATAGTCGAAGGACGAGCTAAAATCCAAATTACAAATGAAGAATCAACAGAAAGTACGGAGAATCGTAATCAAGACGGATACGACCCAGAAGTTTCTCCAGATATTTAACGGGATACTAGAGCTGACAGACACTGAACTTAAAGTCTTAGCTGAATTCATTGATTCAAGCGAGACTGTTAACTTATGCTCACCAGCAAATAAGAAGAAGATATCGGAAAAGCTAGGAATTAAGGACCACAATACCCTTAATAACTACGTGAAAAGATTAAAAGATAAGGGAGCAATCACGCAAACTAAGAACGGGTATGAACTAGCTACTATATTGAAAAGAGAGCCAGTTGAACTACACATCCTACCAGTATGAACCCAGTATTTGTCCCCCCAACTAAAGTACTCACCTTCTTTTATATAGGGTTTTACTCCCTAATGGTGATACAAGATGGGTATGGGAACGTAGAAGGAATGCATTTAACAGAATTAATAGAACCAAACATCGAAGAAGTATGAGTAAAAAGACCCCATCATTTCTTAAAATGATTGCAAACTTTGCAAAAGCATCAGCAGAGTATGTTGCAGCTGGAATGCCCTCTGTAACTCAAGAAGAGTACGAGGAAAGAATAGAAACATGTCTCAAATGTCCTAACTTGCAAGAAGAAACTAAGCAGTGTGGCTTGTGTGGCTGCTATATTGAGCAGAAAGCTAGCTGGCAAACAGCCAAATGTCCTGATGAGCCATCTAGGTGGAAGCCTGTCTCAGTAGGTAAGTCGGGGAAACCGATTAATCTTCGGAAATGAACAAAGAAAAGATAATCATTCAGAAGTTAGCTACCAAGCATAACCTCCCACTGCAGAAAGTAGAGGAGATTATCTACTATCAGTTCAAGTACGTAGCTAAAATCATGAAAGAAGGTGGGTTTGCTAGCATAAGACTCCCATATTTTGGGGCATTCTCAGCTAAAGCAGAAAGGATAGCCCATCTAAACGAGAAAACCAGGCGCAAAAATGAAAGACTTGCTAACAGTAAATAATAACATAGTCATACCATCTCCGTATGCTTTGACTATCCCCGAATTCGAGAAGTTAACTACTAAAGAGTTAGCATTTATCTACTTTTTTGCAGATCATAGGTCCAGCTATGCAGCCTATGACGAGAATGAGAGGAAAGATAAGCTACTAGAAGACTTAAAAGTCAAGTCAACCCCTAACTTACATGCAGGGTTGAATAAGTACAGGGAGTTGTCCGATACACATGCTATCAAGCTCCTTAAGTCAGCTAGGTCTGCAGTTAATAAGCTAGAAAAGTACTTCAAAGACATAGACTTAACAGCTATGGATGAGAATGGTAAGCTTTTATACCAAGCAAAAGACCTAGTTGCTAACCTATCTAAGATCGGAGAGGTAATCGAAGGCTTAGATAGACTAGAAGAGCTAGTACAGAAACAACAGGCTAAGGATAACCCTAACAGAGCAGGGGTTAAGACTAACAAATACAGTGAATAATGCTAAAGGATACCCATCTATTCTCTGCAGTAGCTAAACACTACATCGAGTATGGGCACTACACTGATGCCCTCCCTGGAACCAAGCAATACTACGTATCGATGAAGAACAGCCAGATGGGGAGATAATATCACGAAGAGATAGGACATTTCCAGCCTTTTATGATGGGGATTTTGAGTACTTTAATGCTGTAGATAAGGCTAGAAGAGAGAACAAACACATGGTTGTATTGAAAGCTAGACGTAAGGGTTTCTCTTACAAGGCTGCAGCTATGCTATGTAGGAACTACTTTCACCTTAGAAACAGTAAGAACTTTGTGTTTGCATCGGATAAGCAGTACCTAACTGGGGATGGAATGCTGTCTAAAGCTTGGGATATCATATCTTTCATAGACGATAACACAGCTTGGACACAGCCTCGTTTGATTGACCGTGAGATGCATAAGCAATCAGGGTACAAGAAGAACGTAAATGGGGCTGACGTAACTCTAGGGTTTAAGTCACAGATAATTGGGGTATCTCTAAAGGATGATCCTGACAAGATACGTGGTAAAGCAGGGGAACTAATCTTCTTCGAGGAGTCAGGTTCATTCTCAGGCTTGCTTAAAGCTTGGGAGGTAGCTATGCCTACAATGAGACAGGGTTCTAAGACGTTAGGTACTATGATTGCCTTTGGAACTGGTGGAGAAGAAGGCCCTGGATTCGAAGGACTGGAAGAACTCTTCTATCACCCTGATGCCTACAACTGTATGGGCTTTGAAAACGATTGGGATGCTGGGGCAATGGGGACAATATGTGGTTACTTCGTCCCAATCTACAAGAATCTAGATGGATTCATAGATGAGAATGGGAATAGCTTAGTTAACGAAGCAGTTGAGTACGAAGAAGAGCAGAGAGAAAAGAAGAAGAAAGGAAATGACCCAAAGTCTTACGATCAGTACATAGCTGAGCATCCCTTTACTCCTCAAGAAGCAACACTTCAAGTTACAGCTAATACCTTTGACGTTGCCTCTCTAAAAGAACAGTATAACAGAGTCATATCTGGTAATCTGGATAGTATCGGGGTAGTAGGGGAGATGTATTACAACTCTAAGGGGAAAGCTGATTTTGCCCCTAACAATACCCTCAAGCCAATTACTAAATTCCCACATAGAAAAGATGATGACTTGACTGGGGCTGTAGTAATATACGAAACCCCATTTAAAACAGAAGTAGAGGAAGTAACCCCAAAGAATCTGTACATTATCTGCCATGACCCGTATGCACAGGGGAAAGCTACAAGCTCTAGCTCTCTTGGATCAGCATATGTTATTAAGGTGCCTAACAACATGTCTAAGCCAGACGATTTAATAGTAGCATCTTATGTAGGTCGTCCACAAACTCAAGATGAATACAATCGAACTCTATTCATGCTAGCAGAATACTACAATGCTAAGATAGGATTCGAGAATGACCGAGGAGAAGTAATTGCCTATGCTAAAAGGTTTAGAAAAATGCATCTATTGCAAGAGGAATTCGAAATGCTAGACAAAAAAGAACTCCGAAGTAAGAATGTTAAACGTCAGTTTGGTATGCACATGACTGACCAAAGAAAATCCCAAGGAGAACTTTATATCAGAGACTGGCTAATTTCTGGGAGAGGAGCTGACGAAGAAGGCAATATTACCCTTAACTTGCAGAAGATTTACGACCTTGCATTGTTGCAAGAGTTAATCAAGTTTAACAGGAAGGGTAACTTTGACCGTGTTATGGCACTAATGGTGGGGATGTACCACACTAGAGAGCTATATAACAAAGAGTTAAGCTTTAATGATACTGATAACTCAAGCAATGATTGGTTTGATAAGATTTATAAGTAAGAGTGTGATACAATAAACAATCCCACAAATCAACTTATTTTAAAGACCCGCTGTAAAACAAACCTACTTTTGTATTAATGTTCGGACAAGCTACAATCCCCAAGCAACGAATCCCCTTCTCTCAGAAAGATGACAAGTGGAAAGAAGACTGTGTCAATGCCTTTATCAATCTGTCAAAGTTTGGTATTAGTGAACGACGCAGTTACCTGAAATCTCTGTATGATTACTATAACGGGGTAATCGACGAGGAGGACTACAACTATGTCCTTAAACCTTATGGCAAAACCCGAAGCCACTTTCCTTCGAAGCTCCGTAACTATCCGATCATTAAGCCGATCATCGATCTCTTGCTTGGGGAGAAATCTAAACGTCCTTTAGAGTACACAGTTACTGTGCAGAATGCTGACTCGATCAGTTTGAAAGAAGAAGCACTTAAGAACTTAATATTGGCTAATCTTAAGAATAAGTTCTTAGCTGAGTTAGCTAAACAGCAACAGGTAGAACTCCCACAAGACCAGGAACCACCTCTCCCAAAGCAAGTAGCAGAAGAGTTTGAAAGAAGTTATGTAGATCATAGGTCAGTAATGGGGCAAGCTGCATTGAACTACATCATGTACTACAATGAAGTTTATGATACGTTTCAAAAGTTGTTTTTCCACTTCCTCGTAACTGGAGAGACATACTCACATAAAGGGGTAAGGAGAGATGAAGTATTTTACGATGTAGTTAATCCATTAGATGTAGATTATGACAAAGATCCTGATATCGATTTTGTTGAGGATGCCGATTGGGCCATCATTAGAAAATATTCTCATGCATCTACCATTATTGACATATTCGGGGAATATCTATCTGATGAGCAGGTTCTCGAGCTAGAATCCCCAACACACACATCAGCTGAAGCTTACCTCTTGTATAGAGCAGAAGCAAGTGGAGCAGATGACAACATCTATCGTAATAGATTAATTGAGATAATAACAGTTTACTGGAAGAGTAGGAAACGTATTGGTAGAAGAGGGGTACAAGTTGCCTCAGGAGCTCAAAGATCTCGGAGCTAAGATGGAATGGGAATGGGTAAACGAAGTATGGGAGGGAACTAGAATTGATAGAAGATTCTTTATTAATGTTCGTCCATATAAGAACCAACGAAACAGCTTAGACAATCCTTCTAGATGTAAACTTCCAATCAATGGAAGAAAGTACTCTGACATTAACTCTCAGAGTGTTTCTTTGGTAAGCTTAGGAATAGCTTATCAGCTCAATTACAATATTTACAAATACCGTCTTGAACTAGCTATTGCACGAAGCAAAGACATTATTGCTCAGTTCGACATTAACATGATCCCTAAGAACTGGGACATGGATAAGTTTATGTATTTTGTAGAAGGTACAGGTATTGCTTGGGTAGACTACAACAAAGAAGGAATTCAGTTATCTCCTCAGCATCAGTCAGTATTAGATATGTCCATTAAGACAATATCTCAATACCTTACCTTGCTAGAGTCTATTATGGTCGAATGGGAGAAGGTTAGTGGAGTGACTAGGCAGAGACAGGGCCAAATGAGTTCTTATGAAGGAAAAGCCACGTCCCAGCAGAGCATTGTGCAGTCTTCTCACATTACAGAGGATATCTTTAGAAAATTTGCTCACTTCGAAAGAAGAGAACTCCAAGGACTTTTGGACTACTCAAAAGAGGCTTGGCTCAATGGAAAGAAGGCTATGTACGTAATGCCTGATGGCAGTATGGATAGCATTGATGTAGAGCCAGTCACTCACATGGAGGCAGAGTATGGAATATTTGTTTCTGATGCAGGTAAAGATGCAGAGAAGAAACAGAAGCTCGAGGGCTTGGCACAAGCTGCTGTACAAAACGGTATGCCTATGTCAACAGTTGTGTCTATATTTGAAAGTGATAGCTTCTCTCAAATTAAAGATAAAATTAAGCAAGCTGAAAAGCAAGCTGACGAATTGAGAAAAGCACAAGAGCAAGCTCAACAACAGCAACAGCAAGCAGAGTTGCAAGTACAGCAACAACAAATTCAGCAAGCAGCTTTAGATAAAGAAAAGGATAGACAGCTAGAGATCGAGAAAGCTTTAATTGCAGCTGAAGCACAAGATAAATCATCTAACAATAACCTTGAAAAGATGATGCAAGACTTTCAAATTAAACAACAACAATTAGCTCTTAAAGAAAGAGAGATCGACATTAAGGCTAATCAAAATCTAGCAGAATGAGTTATATAGAAAAAATGAAGTCATCTAAAAAAGAATCTATACCAGGATTGGTTGTAGAACTAATGGATGCAGCACTTAAATTCCATGTACTTCACTTAACCATTACAGGCCCAGGCTCGTACGCAGCTCACAAAGCACTTAACGAATTATACGATGCACTTCCTGACCATGCAGATGCAATAGCAGAAGGCTTTCAAGGAAGAACTGGAGAAATACCAAAGTATCCTGCAGATATGCCCCCAAGTGTATGTGCCCCAGCAATGTCTACTATTAAAGAAGCTATTAACTATATTGACGATCTACATATGAAGATATGCAGAATTCAAGAAGGCTGTGAATTCTCTGAAATAGTAAATGACTTAGACACAATTAAGTCTACTCTTAATTCTGCTAAATATAAACTTAAGTTCTTATCTTAATGGATAACTCTACTAGAAGGCAGTTATTAGATAAAGCTAGATCTACTGGATATCCTGGTAGCATTCTAGAAGCTTTTACTGCTTACGATCAAGGTAGAGATTTAATTGGGGAGTTTGTAGGTGAACAACAACAAGCTGCTATGCAACCCCCAATGCAAGTTGCAGAAACCCCTGAAGAACAAGAGCAAGGATTACGACCAGCACAGGAGGCTGGGAATGTAGAGCAATCTATGGTTTTCCCTAATGTGCAACCTGGGCAGAGTTTTAATACTATGGGGATGAAAGTTCCTATCAACATAGATAAAGTTGATAATCAAGGTAACTTAGTAGAATCTTATAAAGCTGTACCTCCTGGAATAGCTAATCTTCCTACTGGGCCTTACGAGGGAACAGTTATAGAAACTCCTGCTAGAATGCAGACTGGTGGCCCTGAAAAAAGAAAACCTATAATGGCTGCAGAAGAACTACCAGAGGATATTTTTCCTTATGAAGGAACTTCTTCAATGTTTAAAGATGAAAGGTATAATACTAGCAGAGCAAA